TAGGTGCATGGAGTACGATGCAACAGATAAGAAATACAACAAGTACTGATTTACAGTATATTTATGATGAACATACAAATAAGTTGTATATAAATGTAGTACAGGGTACTCCACAGAGGATTACAATTGAGTATGTACCGAGATATTCTAATGTAGAAGAGATAACATCTGATTTTTGGATAGATATGCTTATGAGATTATCAGTAGCATTAACCAAAGTAACTTTAGGAAGAATAAGAACGAGATATACACAATCAAATGCATTGTGGACACAAGACGGTGACACTATACTAGCAGAAGGCAATGAGGAATTATCAAATATCAGACAAATGCTAGTAGATAATACAATGTTAATGTATCCAGTAGATTAATATTTAAGGAGAACAAATAAAAGAATGGCTAATTATATAACAGAAGCCTTTAAGAAGTTTGACATGCTAGAGGATTTAGACGAGTTTGATATCAATGCTAGTTCACTAGAAGATATGAAGTCTTTTATTGATGTTAATGGCGAGGATGACTTCGTGAATGACAAAGACATCTTTGACTTAGAAGCACAGGCAGAAGAGGACTTAAAGCAGTCTTATCTAGGTAAGGCGGTGCTGAAGTGTAATGTGTGTCAATCATTAATCTTTGAAGATCCAAATGAGCTAACAGAGAACGAGGATGGAATTATCAATATTGATACAGAGTGTCCTTATTGTCTATCTTATGAGGGATATAAGATTATCGGTAAGATTGAGCCATATAACACAGAAGAGCCTAAAATTGAGCCTGAGGTAGAAGTTGAAACAGAAGTTGAACCAATTGAGGAGTCAGTAGACAAGACTGGTACTGATAGATTAATGGGTTCTAAAGAGATCTCAGGTGACAAGAGAGGTAATGGTGTAATTGCTATTACAGGTGATGACGAGAAGCTATTAGGACATAAGCTAGACAAGTCATTACATGAAGAGCTTGAAGATGAGGAAGTAATTGAAGAGAGTCAGGATGCTAATGCAGTTGAAAAAGGCTTATTAGATGAGTCCGCAGGAGATAATCTTTGGGATAAGATTGCAAAAGCAGTAGGCATTGAGAAAGATCTTACAGAAGAAGTAGAGGATGGTGTAGAAGATGAAGAGTCGCTACAAGAGTCCGTAGAGTCAATCAAAGTTGAAACTGATTCAGATGTAATTGACGTAACGCCTCATGAAGATGGACAGGTAGACGTATCTGTAAAGTCTGATGACTCAAAGCTTGCGGAATTAGATGGCTATGACAACGAAATGGTAGCTCCTGCTTCGGAAGAAGATTTTGAGCCTACAAAGATTGATGCAGACGGTGAACCTTTAGAAGATTCGGATGAAGATTTTGAGGTGGATGACTTTGACGAAGATTCCTTTAATGAGCTAGGTGAAAGTTATCTTAAGAAATGTTATGAGAATGTAAACAGCTTTAAAACTGTAGGTGTTTCTCAGAAGAATGAATCACTTATGGTTGAGGGTGTAATTGGATTCTCTAATGGAAATAAGAAGTCAACTACTTTCACATTTAATCCTGTATCATTAAAGGGTAAGAGATTAAAACTTGAGGGATTCAATAAGCAGTTAGCATCAGGAAATAAGCCATTTAAGGTTAATTGTATATATGACAAAGGCAGAATCATTGCAGAGTCTCTAAACTACAACTACACTGGAAAGAACTCACTAAATGAGTCCATGAAAGTAAGTGGCACAGTAAAGAAGAATAAGAAGAAGTAATAAAAATAATGATGAAGTATGGACAATTATTAGACCCTCAAATAAAAATGCACAGACAATACTTTAGAGAGATGTGCAAATTATTAGGGATATATGTACTATACAGACCTATTATTGAGTGTGATACAAAGAACAAATATACAACCTATGCAGAAATGGATGTTAACTACAAAGAACCTATGTTAATAGGTTGTATATTTGATGAACACCCAACACAGAAAACATTAAGGAAAATGGGTTGGAGTTCAGAGTTACAAGATAATTCCTCATTTATACATGTTGACTATGACTTACCTGAATTACAAGTAGGTTGCTTATTCATAATACCAAGTGCCTTAGATGATGCAGTAGGTAGAATATTCAGGGTAGTATCAATGGAAACAGGAATGATATATCCAGCATCTGTAACATGTGAGATAGTTCCTGAATATATAAATGAATTTGACACAGTATTTGATTATGATGAATCTGATACATGTGTATTAGGTGAGGAAGAACTAGGACCTACTTCAGCACTAACAGAGAATGAGTTGGATTTATTAGGTGAATGAAAATAAGAGTTCCTATAGAGTGTGAGTATCCTTTCGTTTTATTATTAAAAAGAAAGATTGAGAAAGACATGACTAGATATATGAAAACTCAATCATACTTTGATAAATATGTTAAGGATATATTTAAAGTAGATATATCAGTGGAGAAGATCACAAAAGAGTGGATTAAAAGTATAGTAATACTAAAGACACAAGATGATTGGATAATAACTACAGATACTACAAGAATATATCCTAAAACAAAGATAACAGTACACTCACTAATGATGTTCATAGCAAATGGAAATACACAGATAAGAGGAATATCTTTTATACAATCATATTTCACTCAATTAAAACGAAACATATATAGATATTATATAGTATGGAAAAGAATAGGAGTATTAGTTTAATTTGTCAACATACTTGTATGATAAAGCATTACTTGAGAAAATACAGAATTGGACAAGTACTACTGGACTACATGTATATGGAGTAGACGAGACAAGACAATTATGGGAAACAATGATAGATGATAGTGGTAAAGATGAACCTATATCATTCCCATTCATAACACTAAACAGAAATTTAGGGTTTGAAATTGTCAATGATGGGACTACAAAGAGACCTTTATCCTATGACGGATATACTAAAGATGTAAACTTTGACAAGAAGATATCTACAGTAATAAATGAAATACCAGTAAGCTTAACATATCAAATTGATGTATTCACAAGATATGCAAAAGAGGCAGAAATATTAGCAAAGAATTTAGTATTTAATATTGTTAATTATCCTGCATTAGAAATAGAAATACCAAAAGTAAATATACCGCATACAGCGGTAATTGAACTAGATGACCAAATAGAAGATTCTAGTCATATTTCAGAAGTGTTCGTAAGAGGTAATTTTACAAGGTTAACAATGAGGGTAGTAATTCCTGATGCACATCTATTTGATGTTAGAGAATTACATAATGTTGAACTTGACTTTAGAATAAATGATAAATACGAACCATAAATATAAGTAAATTATATAACTAACTAATAAGTAAGGAATTATAAATGGAAAGAATTATAATTACAGAACGTGATAATACCTCGAATGTGGAAGCGTTATCTAGTTATGATGTAGTGTATGTTCCAGGATTTAGTTTAGGAGTTAGCGGTACAATTAATAAGGATCATTATAGAAATCCAACTCTTTGTACTACTAAGTATCAGTTCTTAAGCTTATTTGGAAATGTAACACCACAGTTTAAATCAACACAGTACTATCCAAAGGCAACTGATAAGAAGAGAGGTTTCCCAGAGTATGCAATCCCAAATGGAAAAGTAGCATCTGTATATACAAAAATAGAAGTTGTGAACTTTAAGGACATTAAGGATATTGCAGATAGTGGGTTCTACACAGTAGAAACAGCAAATGCAGAGTCCACTTGGCAACCACAGAGTGGAAAAACATACTTCACACCAAGAAAAGAAGTACAGGGATATGTAGTTGAAAAGATAAGTTCTGCTCCATATGAGGGTAAAGCAATTTTCCAAGGAGTTGACCCTAAAGCATCTAATTGGTATGAACTAAAAGGCTCTGAATATGAGCAAACAAAAGACACAGTAATAGATCTAACAAAAACATATTATAGACTAGACAGTAATGTAATTCCAATGTTTAATGGACCTGAAACTGCAACAGGTAAGGGTGGAGATGCAGATCCTGGATATAGATATGCATTAATGCTTTTATCACTAGGTATCCCAGTATACTTTGAGCAAATGAATGAGTCGCTAGATGATATCACAGTAGATTCAATGTATGCAGGACTACAGCATAGATTTTGGACTACAGGTGACCCTATTGAGCAATGGAGTGATTACTCTTTTGATAATATTGGAGATTATTCTGTTAAATACATCACTTCTGGCGGATATCCAACTTATGAATATGGATTATTAAGTAGTGATAAAAAGCATACTGTATCTGATTTAGCACAGGCAATGATTGATATTGCATATAAGAGACAGGATGCAATTGCACTTATAGATCATACGGACAATCCAGATAGACCTATTTTAGCATTAGGAACAGTAGAAAGCACATCAGTAATTGATAGAGTAAGAGCAGATTTCCTAAATCTAGGTACAGGCAAGGACAGCTATGCAACAATGTTTACTCCACATTATGAGTGTTCTCACTCAGCAATCACAGGTGGGGCAGACGGAACATTTAGTTCAAGTATGCCAGCCTCATTGGCATTCCTTTCTGCATTAGCACAGCAATTACAGAACTATAATCCATGGTTGGCTGTAGCAGGTGTAACAAGAGGAAAAGTTCCATATTGTGAGAGACTGCATGTTAATTATGCATTAACAAATAATATAGCAGATAGTTATCAGGCACTACCTGACAGTATTAGTACAACTGCTCCTATTTCAATTAATCCAGTAACATATGTAAGAAATGCAGGTTACTGTATATGGGGAAATAGAACATTAAGAAATAATGCTAGTGGAACAAAGGCAACATCATTCTTAAATATTAGAAACTTAACATCTGATATTAAGAAAACCTTATATGAGACTTCACAGCAATTAATGTTTGAGCAGAATACAGATGTATTATGGGTAAACTTTAAATCATCTGTAACTCCTATAATGGACAGAATGGTAAGTAATTATATCTTATCAGATTATAAGATCACAAAATTATCTGTTGACCCTGAGACAGGAGACAGAGTACCAGCATATAAGGTATTAGCAGAAATTAAGATAATGCCAATCAATAGTGTTGAGGTATTCAGTCTAGCTGTAGAGATTGAGAACAATGCAGTAAATGTTGCAGAGCGTTCTTAATATAAGGAAATAGGAAAGGAATAAATAGATAATGCCACAACAGGCACAACCAACAAGAGTAGGTGCATATCATTTTAGTGCTAATAAGGAGTTATATGAGATTCAAAGAGGTAATAACTTTGACTTCATCATAGATAAGTCTTTAAATAACTTATTAGCATATGGAAGTGAAACAAAAACATTCCCAAATGCACAAGAATATATTAGATTATCAGTATCAAGTACAAGTGTTCCACACTTCTCACAGGAAGTAATTAACGTAAAACGTGGTAATACGGACGTTAAGTATGCAGGAGTAATGACATGGGGTTCTGGTGAACTTTCATGCTATGACTTTATCGGAGTTGAGACAAAAGATATCTTAATGGCATGGCAAGCAAAGTCGGGAAACCCTTTATATCAGACAGTTGGGCAACAAAAAGATTATAAAGTTAACGGAACACTTATCGAATATACACCAGATTATTCACAAGTAGTAAGAACTTGGAGACTAGACGGTGTGTGGATTAGTGACATCAGAGAAGATGCATTTTCACAAGATGCAAGTGGTGCCAGAAAGATTACATGCACCATTCAATATGACCGAGCTTGGGTAGATTATGAAGCATAAAACACTTGCGTAAAGTGAATAAATGATGTAAACTAGGTATGTAGCGTAATGTTACATACCTTTTACTTTATAATCTAACAGTTGCCCAACTGTCAAGGGGATATTATGACTAAAGAACTATTATATAAATTATATATAGAAGAAAACCTAACTAAAACAGAAATTGCTAAAAGATTAGGAACATATCATAAAAATATTAGTGAACTATTAAAAGAATATAATATTACTAAAAGTAAAGAACAGTACAAACAATCAAGGAAAGAAAGTATAAAAAGAAAATACGGGGTTGAAAATATATCTCAACTTCAATCAGTAAAAGATAAAAAGAAAAATAGTAGCATTGATAAATATGGTACTGAGTATACTTTTCAAGCAGAGGAAGTAAAAGAAAAAAGTAGAAAAACAAAGCTTGAAAAATATGGAGATGAGTATTACAATAACGATGATAAACATAAGGAGACATGTCAGGCTAAATATGGAGTAAATTACTATTGGCAAAGTGAAGAAGCAAGACAAGAGTATAGAGAAAGAAATAAAAGGAGAGAGGCAGGTTTTGGTTGTATGAGATTTAAGAACACTATTAGAGAAAAATACGGAGTAGAAAATATCTCTCAAGCACCTCACATAGCACAGAAAAAGAGTAAGAAGTATAAAAGTGAGGATGGACTTACTTTTGATAGTAGTTGGGAATTATTAGTATATAATTACTGTAAGAGGAATAATTTAGCAGTAGAGAGAAATATACCTATAGAGTATAACTATAATAATAAAAAGCATACAACCTTTATTGATTTTAAAATAGATGGATATCTATTTGAAGTTAAAGGAGAACATCTTTTAAAAGGTTGTTTTGATTATGCTGATAATATGGTACCTATTAGTGAAAAGCTAAAAGTGTATAAAGAAAATAAAGTAATAATTATTACTAATTATAAAGATTTATTTGGTAAAGCTAATAGTACTAAAAGTAATGGATTTAGATATCCTAATAAATGTAAAGATCCATTAATAGGAGTTGATATTAGATTATTTGATAATCCTGATTTTCCTTATAGGGAAGATAGACCTAAATGTTTTTATGATGTAAGAGTAGATAATAATAGAAGTTCTTATGAAGCCTTTCAAGATGAATCCTTACGTTGGGAAATGATAAAGAACAGAATAGAATATGCAGGTGGATTTATTGATAATAAAGCTATTTTAAATGCTATGAACATTACTAGGAAGTGTAAGCAACCTAGTTGGTTTAGTAAGAAATTTGCAAAAGAATTAATTACCAAATATGTTACTACAGACACAGTAGTAGATCCATTTGCTGGGTGGGGTGCCAGAAATGATGCATGTAAAGAATTAGGAATTAATTACATAGGAATAGATTTTAATAAAGAGTTAGTAGATTGGCATAAAAGTTGTAAAAGAAATATAGAGTATGGAGATGCTAATACCTTTACATATGATGGTGAGTGTTCAGTATTAATATGCCCACCTTATCAAGATGTAGAAACATACTTTGAAGGACAAGACTTAAAAACTACACAATGTGAGTGGTTAGATATAGTCATGAAAAACATACCTAATGCAAAAGAATATATAATGGTATGTAAAGTAGTTGATTCAGGATGGGAAAAGTATATAATAGATACCAAAGGAAATAAAAGTCACTTCGGCACTAACAATGAATATGTATTGAAAATAAATAATTATGGAACAACTAACAATTAACGGAATTAAAAACAAAAGTAATGATTGGAATATGTTTCTAACTGATGCGAAGAAGCGGTACATTGCTGAATTTATGGAAAAACATAAAGAGGAATTTCTTAAAAATCACTTTGATGTATTTTTAGACCTTGATTTTTTAACGCATATGCTTAGTTATCAAGTATCATTTTTCAATGTGCTTTTAGATTTATCAGAAAAAGACACAGTTAAATTTTTAGATAATCTCATTAATTTTACTCCATTTACAAAGAGATATTACGTTAGCTTGTATAATATGCAGATAAATAAGATGTAGATAAATGGA